AAGAATTCTTTAGTCTCGGGATGTGGCCCGCAGAATATAGCAGGAGCACCATCCCATTTAACAGTCATCTTGACTCTACCTGTTGCATGTCCTTTTAACATGTCCCTAAGTTCTCTCAGGAAGTTGATAGATGCACGACCACCTGCAATACCATTGTTGATGATTTCGTCTTCTAGGTGTTCTAAATGTACGTTTGTGACTGCCATTAAAGTAGGTTCCTGTTAAGTTACCTACTATTTATGTTTTTGATAAGGGCGTGGACTTGAGTTTTAACTCGATATCATGCAATTCTGTAGTTAGACTTGTGATTTTGCATACATCCTTAGTTTTTTTTGCATCGCGTAACATAGTTTTGACTTCTATCTTCCTTGATAGAATGTCAATAACGTCTGTTTGATTCAAAAATTTACTCATAATGTTTAACCTAATACTATTTAGGTCATTTATCTTATTAACTTTTAGGTTTAGGTATATAATGGGTACTTGTAAAATGTCCAATAATAGTGTCTGTTCCATAGATTCTTTGGATACCTTCTTGCACCAATGTACGACCTTCGTCTATTACCTTTACACTTGTCTGTAGTGTTTCAAGAACTTCTCCAACTTTAATTGCACCCTCATAAGTTATTTCTAACTTTGTTGTGGGACAGAATTTTTGTTGTTGAAATAATGCACATCCACCCATAGCATAATCTGCACATGCAGCTCTGAAAGGGCCTCCACAATGAGTGTAAGGTGCTTGTAATTGTGTAGAATGCCACCAACTTATTTCATTCGCCCATGAAAGATGTTTGTCAATAACTTTCCAACCCGAAAATCCTACATCATCGGGAAACTGCCAATTTAGATTTGTCCATACATAGAATGCAGGTTCCATCTCTTGGTCTAGTTTTCCTACATTCTGTCCTGCATCATCCCATGATACACCTTTCTCTAATCTTGAATCAATTTCTGCATGGTCACCAAACCCTTTTTGGGTTAATGGAGTCCATCCATCTGCTAATAAAATTTCTCTATTTGTCATTTCTTTCTCCTATATTTTAAAATCACCAAACTTTGAACTTCTTCCTCTGTCTGCAACAGGGATGGAGTCATCGTATGAATTAGTATTTTCAATTAACTCTTCTTGAGCTTCTTGTTCACAATCGTACAACTTCATACGACTTCTATCGACACCTATGACGAACCTTTTGAATACGGTGGGGTCATTGTATCTGTTCTTCAACTGTTTAACCACTAACTGGTCTAACTCGTCTAACTCTTCAGATGTAATCAGTGCAAACATAAAGTCTGCAGTTGCAGGTAATCCGAATGACTCTGAGGTATCTGTAAGTTCTACATCTGTTGAACCAAAACCACTACGAGTTGTCTGTGTTGCACTCATGATTGGTACATCAAACTCCACTGCAAGTCCTCTCAACTCCTCTGCAATACTCTTAACTAGTGTATAACTGTTTGCACCAGCACCAGGCTTAATCCTGTGAGATGCACATATGTTAAGGTAATCGATGAATATCATGTCGGGTTTAAAGTCTTTCTTAATTTCCAACTCTTGTAATAGATGTCTGAAGTGTCCAACATGAGCAGCTGCAGTTGGGTATTCTTTGATGATAAGTTTACCAGTAGTCTTACCTTTAAGTTTCTCTACCTTCTTACCATACATTGACTTGTTCAATCCTGCTAAATCTTGGATAGGAACATTAAGAATATTTGCATCAATTCTCTCTGCAATCTTCTCTTCTGACATTTCAAGTGTAATGTATAACACATTCTTGTTCATCATCAAGTGACTAGATGCCATGTGACACATGAAAAGGGATTTACCGACACCTGTTCCTGCAAGGCAGATATTCAAGGTTTTATTCGGTAAACCACCCTTAGTAACTTTGTTGAAGTATTCCAAGTCGAATGGAATCTTCTCTTCTTCAGTATTATAGAACTCCCATCGAGCATCTGCATCTTCTAATACATCATGACCAATGTGTGTGTCAAATGATATTGCAAGTGCATCTTTAAGTAATTCGGGTATTTCCCCTGTAGACCTTTTTGAGGTCTTATCAATAACTTCGATACTCTCCATGACTGCAATATAGATTGCTCTATCTTTGCACCATTGTTCTGTTTCGTCTATCAACCATTTCTGAGGTGTCTCTTCTTTGTCTTTTTGAATGTTTGAACAAACTGTCTTTGCATTTTTCAGAACCGTTTCGGGTATCTTCGAATTGTTATCTAAATTAATCAGTAAGGCTTCTGCAGTTGGGATGTTAGTATACTTTTCAAAGTATGCTTTAACTTCTTGAAAGATGATTCTTTCATCGGGTTCAGTAAAGTATTCGTCCTTTACAAATGGAATAGTCTTTCGTGCAAACTCTTCACTCTGCACTAAATTCTTTAATATGGTTGTCTCTATTCGTCTCTGTTCTGTCATAATTTTCTCACTGTTCTCATTCTATCAATTGGCATTTCTCTACCAATCACCCTATGAAAAAACATTACCAAAGTTAATCTATCTTCACCATTGTCCAGTCCAAGGTTGTTTGCACTATGGTGGACATTACCGTGAAATAGAGTTAACCTATTGTATTTACCTTTAACATCAACAGTCTTCTCAAACTGGTTATTATGTTCCTCTTGAACTTCCATTTCAATTTCTGATATGGAACCTCTAAGGTTAGACGCTCTCTTTTGTTCTGTATGGTCTAGGTTGATTAGTGTTCCTTCTTTACTAGTATACAATGAAGTTCCACTATTTACTAGTGGGTTTTCATTTAAATATAAAATACCAGTCATGAAACAATTATCGTTATGCACCCATCCATGATGGAGGGTTGATGGTATCTTTTGAAATGTCATTGATACATCTACATCTGTGTGGTCGATACTTTCCATGTCATGGAATAGTGCAATCACCTTTTTGTTTATGTTGTCATATAGGACAGAGTCCACGTCACGCAGTTCGGGTGACCTAATACCAGCCCATCTACCATCGGGTTCGGGGGTGAAAATTAATTGTTTAGAGAACTCCACCATTTGATGGGGTTCATCTAAAAAGTTATCAACTATCGTTATCGGTATCATCTACTTCTGAAATTCCTTCATCAATATTACTACCATATCGGAAATATTCATTTGCAACTTTCTCTAATTTTTCCATCACATCGGGTGTGAAGTATTTTTCGGGATTGTTGTTAATTGTTTTACCAAATTCAGATTTACCGTTTGGTAATAGAACTCTTGTACTTGATTTCTGAAATACTCCAAATGCAAGTGCCATGTCTAATAGACCATAGTACCTATCCAGTCCTTTTTCATATGATAACCTTACATCAACCATTCTGTTTTCCACAGTCAATCTTGACTTTGCATTCTTACAATGAATGATATTACCAACTACTTCTGTTCCTTCCTTTTCTTTCTTCTTAGATAAGAATATGATTGATGATGCAGCGTACTTGAGTCCACTACCACCACCCATTTCTTTCTGAGGGAACATAGAACCAATCACATCATATGTGTGGTTCGTGACTATCATCGGAACACCGACTCTACCTAATTTCAATGTCAATACTCTGAATGCACCTTTGGTGATTTGAGCACGAGTCATATCTTTAGTCTCTTTACCTTCTGCAGTGTCTTCGATTTCTTTGGTTGTTGATAACATACCAAGTGAATCTAAACAGAACATCATAGGTGGACGTTTGTCTTTGGGGGTTTCTGCATACTTATCCAGTATACTAATTGCTTGATTTCTGAACTCTTGCACTGTAACTACAGGAACTATAACAACTCTCTTAGAGTCAATTCCCCTAGATTCAATCATATCTCTTGATATTGCAGATTCAGATTCGAAGTAGATTACGGCTGCATCTTTGTTGTCATCTAGAAACTGTTTTACCATTCCTAGTGCAAAGAAGGTCTTACCTGTTGCAGACTCACCTGCAATTGCGGTAATCTTGTTTGATGGTAATCCTCCATATAATGAACCACTCAATAGTGCATTGAAAATATGTGAACCAGTATCTATAAACGAATCAACGTCTCCAGCTGCAACACCATCATTGACGATACTTGCATACTCATTACCACTTGCCTTTACTAGGTCTTTTAAAAAACTCATAATTAATCCTCTGTTTGTAAGTTCTATTATACTACTATATTGTCACTCTGTCTAGTCGATTTTTGATATTAATCCACCAATTATGTCCTCTCCAACTCCTTCCATTGCTATACCTTGTGGTAGTGATGCTGGGAAATTTGAATCCCATTCGGGTGTACCAAGTTGATAATTCATTGAACGAGTTCCATCATATTCTGTAACACTTTCATATAATGAACTCCTCACAATGACCATATTCTTTTCTTTATGCATCAGAATGAAGTTGAGGTCAAAACCATTCATCATTATCCAATCATTGTAACTTCTAAAACTTCTTGAATATCTTGTTGAAGTATCTATACCATCAATGAATTCCCTACTCACGATACTTCCATCGTTATCTAATATCATCTGACCTATTTTTGCTTGGTCTTTTGCGGAAATCTCTACACAACAATACGATAATGTGTTGCCGGCCATATCTTTCCACCAAAAGACATCCTGTATTCCCAATTGGGAAAATAGATATCTATCTGCAAATTCAGATACATCCATTCCTGTTGCACGAGTAAGAATTTCACCCAATATCTGGCTGTCACAATTACTATAGATATGAGATTGTTGTTTCCATGAACCATCTCTATCGTAATTCCAAAATGGTGGGGGGGATGCGTTTGGATACAAACTTCGGTTTATACATGAGAACAATTGGTCATGAAGATAGGTTATTGTCCCACCATCGGGATTTTCTTGGCATTCAAAGAATTCATAAGAAGAATAATTATTAGAACACATAACCTGTAGACCACTTCTATGGTCTAGCAAGTGTCCAATAGTAACCATCTGACCTTGACTTCTACCATACCATTCGGTTATAAAATCATCTGACCTCTGTTCTAATGATTGTATGAATCCGTTGTCTATTGCAATACCTACTAAAATACTCATAAAGGACTTAGTTACTGACCAAGTACCTGTTTTGTCATACTCGTCATTATAGGCATAATAGTCCTGTATTTGTTGTTCAGTAAGTGCTGTTTGTTTTGTAATTACTGCAGTTGCTTCGTTCCCTGTTATATCTCGGTAGTCCTCTCTTAAGAGTTCACCATCCTTATATATTACTAATGCCTGTGTATAGAACCCATCTTGCATGATGTACTCGACTGCATCACTGTAGTCCCCATAATAAGTAGTATCATTACCACAATTGGATGTGCAACCACTAGGTGGTGGAGGTGGTGGTGTAGAGGCAGTCTCTACAGGTGTCCAGTTATTGGAACTCCCTCCTCCACAAGAGGCAAGGAATAGTGCAGTTAGTAGTAAGGTACAAGCTTTGTTTAGTTTTCTCATTATTGTATTATACAATAAAAAGGGGGTCGTTGTCTAGAGAGTTTTGGTTTTTTCTTTGATTAATCTTTCAGCAATCTGACACATTTTCTCGTCAACTTTGACATGTTCTTCCATCATGGTCTTGAGGGTATGTATTTGAACTTCCATATATGCCATCATGGAAAATATCATAATTATCATCCCAATATAGAATAAATCTATTAGGGAAATTATCATTAGAGAACCTCGTCTATCTGTTCTTGGGTGACAGTCCCGTTTTCTAATAAGAGTTTACGATGTTCTAAGTGTCTTGCTTCTGTAGTGTCTTTGTTCTCACCAGTGTACAGTACTGCATGGTGTTGGTCAATCATTTGTTGATTTACTGAGACTCTTGTTTCTGTTTCGAACACTGGGTGTCCTTCGTTGTCGTGTTTTGTGACAAAAAGTTCTCCAAGTATGCGTCCGAACTTTCCTTTGTCATGGCTAACGAGTGTAACATCACCTTCTGAAAGTAACTTCTTAAGATTTGCTTTAGCTGCTTTTCCAAAGATTTTCTCCACTAGGTCTCTTGTTCTAGACTCTGGCGTATCAATCCCCATTAGTCTAACTCTTTGTTTTTTAAGGACTGTTGAAAATCCAAGGTCAATATCAACATCAATAGTATCACCGTCTACTACTTTGGTCACAGTTACATGGAATTCACTTTGATTAAATGATTTAGTCATAAGGTTATTTAGGAGAAAAAGGAGTCCAATGATGCAACTTGTTCAGTATTCCACCCTATTAAATCGATGACTTTTCTAAGAGGTTCGATGAATGACTTGTTGAATTGCATATCATAGTCCACAAATCTATGAAGGTCGAACTCTCTTGGTAATACATTTGCAAATGATATAACATTCTCATTGATAGGATTTGGAACAGTCAAGTATGTGAAGTGAATCTTATCACTGTTTTTAATGACCTCATATCTCTTATCAAGATTCTTCTTTTTAAGTTCATGGTTGTAAAGTAATGCACCTCTGACATGGATTGGTGTACCCTTTCCATAGATACTAGATGCATCCCTGTAATTGTGGAGGTTGTTACAACCCCTTGGAGACGACATATCTTCAACTGCAAGTCTACGGAAGTCCTTTCTTGTGTATTCCACGAAATCCCAAAGTTCTTGTTCTGTTCCATTCATAACTACATCGAACACTTCTGTAAGCTTCTTTCTGACCCACTGAGGTGTACTGGACTTTGCAGTCTCAATACCCATCATCTTCAACTTAGGTTTTGCATATCGAACTCCCTCGTTATCCAAGACATTTAGGATGTATCTTTTCTTTGCAGTCCATATTCCACGGTCTGCAATAATCTCTCTACCCATCTCCATCTTCTGTTGGAATGCATTAGTGTAATCTGCAAGTTCATCATATCCCTTTGCAAGAACACCTTCGACTTTATCAATTGCAATAGTATTTAAGAAGTCACAAATTTTTCCTCGT